AAATGCCGTTATGTCCGTACTACTTGAAAGGTCAAGCCCGCCGTAGCACTCTCGGCCAATGAGTGTTTCCGGATTTACGAGGGTATCACATTTATCCCAAGCGTCCATGGGCATCCAGCGCACCGACTGCTTCACCCATTGATTGAGTCGCAGCTGCCTGAAAAGATTCTCTTCCGCTGGATTGTCCTTCGCACTCTGGTAGGCAGCGCGGAGCTTCTCTACATCTACGGTCACATCCAGAGAGGGATTCGCCTTGTACCAATTGCGTTCATCCGACCAATCCGCATCATCGTCGATGCCATATATCACAGGGTAGAAAGTCGGATCGTTTTTGCGTCCGGCGAGAATGTCCTCTGCCTTCTGATGCACCTCCCAGCAGATACTGTTCCTATCGGTGCCTGCAGTTGTGATCAGGAAGAACAGCGGCTGTTTTCGCGCGTCGCCGGAGCCGTGGGTCATAACGTCATACAGCAGCCGGTTTGGCTGGGCGTGGAGCTCATCGAAAACGACACCATGGACGTTCAGCCCGTGCTTCGTATAGGATTCTGCCGACAGCACCTGATAAAAGCTGTTGAGGGGTGTGTAAACCAGTCGCTTCTGGGAAAGCACTGGCTTGATGCGTTTCTTCAGCGCAGGGCATTGCTCCACCATCTGGCAGGCGACGTCAAAGACGATGGATGCCTGCTGCCGGTCTGCTGCGCAGCCGTAGACCTCCGCGCCCCATTCGCCGTCACCGGCCAACAAATAAAGAGCGACCGCTGCTGCGAGTTCGCTCTTGCCTTGTTTCTTCGGTATTTCAATGTACGCCGTGTTGTATTGCCTATATCCGTTTTCTTTAACTGTCCCGAAAACGTCTCGCACAACTTTCTCCTGCCACGGCAGCAGCTCAAAGTTCTTACCATGCCATTCACCCTTTGTATGTTTCAGGGCGGATATAAAGGCAACGGCGCGATCGGCGAGAGTGGCGTTCGTAATGATTTTCTTTTCCGGGACAATGATCTTGTTGTCCGCCAATCGCTCTGTCCCTCCTGTATTTTTCGACAAAAAACGACAGCGTCCGACGCTGCCGCATTCTTCCTTATTTTGCTGTATCTATGAGCGTGACCTCTTCACCAATCAGCTGCAGCGCATCGTTGTAGCTGTCCGCGCTCTGCACTCGCTCCCACAGTTCCTCCCAATCGGCGCTCCTGCCGTCGCGTTGCATCACCCGCTGCACATGTCCGAGTATCCAGAACACGTTGCCTTCGGGGCCGCGACTGTCATATTTCAGTACCGGCTTCTTCATTCGTCAATTCTCCTGCACATGTCTTCACCGTATGCCACCGAGAGCCCACAGCCGTTGTCCCATCTGACCATGATGCTGCCGATATCGTCGACACCTCTGACCGTTCCCTTCGTCCCGATCGGAGGAGCCTGCACGTCGTCCATCTGTACGAGCTCGACTCTGCAGCCGACGGGGTATTCCCAGCGCAGGCGCTCGACCGTCTCTCTTCTGATTCCGAACATCGTCAATCCCTCCTTACAGCGTGTACTGGTGGAGGATGATGTCCTTCGCCAGCTCGGTGTCTTCGTCGATGGGCTTTACGTCCCAGCCGCGATCGTAGTTGCAGACGATTTCGCCTTTGCGCTTCAGCATCAGCTTCGAGACGCGCCCGCCGCCGATCCCGTACTTAGAGCTCTCAGGGTACTGCTTTACCCAGTAGTGGTAGATCCGGTCATGGACTCGGATCGTGCCTTCCTGCCAGTTGCTGCCCGCTGGCCGGGTTTCCTTGACCTTGATCTTGAAGGTCAGGTGGCCGCTGTCGTTCAAGCTGAAGTCCTCGACCGGGCAGGCGCTGTATTCGTCTGGGATGTCCCGAGCGCTGCCGCTGAAGATGTTCGTGCGGCACCGGGTGTTCAGCAGCGTGACCTGAGCGTTCCGGCTGATCAGGTCGTAGAAACTTTCAAGTGTGATCACTGCGTCCACCTCCTTACATGCTTATGAGCGTTACGCTCATGTCTGCGTTGAGGCGGGTTGTGTACCGGTGTTCGTTGCCTTTCCTGTCTCGGCTGATCACGCGGATGTCGCCTTCGTAGGAGCGGTACATCCTGTTGAGCGTTTCGCCTTCGGGGAGCTGGGCTTTGACCTGCTTGATCTGTTTCTCTGTCATGGTGGGGTTGTCTCCTTTGTTTTTGGTAGGACAATTAAGCCAGAGAAGAGCGGGAAAGTCCAGACCAAAACCGCGAAATTAGCAGAAAGAACACAACTAAAAAGCGACCGCAGAACCGTGTTCTGCGCCGCTGCTGCTGTCCTTATTTGAGCATCTTAAGCGCCTCGACCGTCCCGTCCTCGAAGAGTTTTTCGATGTGCTTGACCGCCTGCTGTTCTGTCCATCCGCTGTTCTCTGTGTAGTAGGCCATGAGCGCCTTGATCCCTTCAGGGCGGGTACCTGTCTGTTCGCAGAGAGTGTCGAGCTTCGGGGGCAGGCCGTGCTGCGCTGCGTTCAGCTTTTCGACCGCTGTAGCCGCCGCGCGTTCGGCTCTACCTGCGGAGACCTGTGCGATCTCTGCTTTCTCGAAGGCGTCGAACTCTGCTTCGGTCATGTCTTCGCCCACCAGTGCCCACAGCGCTTCGTGCGCCTGCATCGCGCACCGTGCTGCCATTCTGGCCTGATCCGCGAGCCGCCATGCTTCGTTGCATTGGCCTTCGCTCGCTTTCCGGATGGCCGCCGTGCTGAATCGCTCGGCTGCCGCTGCTTCGTATTTGCAGGCGTCCGCTGCTTCTTTTCTGGTCTCGTACATCGTGTCCGCCTCCTTACATCTCGAATCCGGCGCATCGAACGATCTCGCCAATGGCGTTGAATGCCCGCTTCGGGCTTGAGTAGTCACGGGGCTTGTCTTCGCGTCTGCCGTCGCGGACGATTCTGACCAGCGGGATGCCGTAACTCATGCTGATCTTGATCTCCAGCGTGCTTTCGCTTTCGCCGTACCACACGACCTGCGTTTTCTTCGTCCAGCGCCGAGTGAAGATCTGCCGTCCGTCGTAGGTGAGTTCGCCTTCGTAGTTAAAGCCGTGCTGCGCGACCAGCGCCTGCATGTCTTTCGTTGCCTTTTCCAGTGTCATGGTGGGTACCTCCCTTGTTTATGGTAAGGGTATTAAGCCAGAAAGAAACGAGAAAGTCCAGACGCAAAACCGAAAAGCAGAAGAATTAGCAGTTATAACATATTCGCCGTGACCGGCTGCTTTTTGCCTCCGCGCACGAGCTCGGCGTGATCCGCGCCGGTGAATTTCAGCCAGCGTTTGACAATCACGTCCGCATATTTCGGGTCGAGCTCCATCGTGTAACATGATCTGCCAAGCTGCTCGCAGGCGATGAGTGTGCTACCGCTGCCGCCGAAGGTGTCGAGCACGATGTCGCCCTGCCGCGAGCTATTTTTGATGAGCCGCGCCAAGAGCTTCAACGGCTTCATCGTCGGGTGATCCGCGTTTCGGGCGGGTTTGTTTTCGTCGATCACAGTCGTCGAGACCTTGTCCGAGAAGATTTCCCGCAGCAGATCGCGCATTTCTTCCTTCTTCAGCTTGTTGATATCAATGCGCTTGTCCTCGATCACCGTTGCCTGCGTCCGGTCGTCCACGAAGTAGTGGGAGCCGCCGTCTGTCCAGCCGTAAATGCAAGCTTCGTGCTTCCACTGGTAATCTTGGTGTCCCATCGTGAATGCGTTCTTATTCCACACCAGCATCTGACGCACCTTGCCGAGTGCCTCGTTCGTCGCTCTGCGGAATGCGCCGCCGACCGTCTCGGCGTGCCAGATATAGAACGGAGTGCCGGGTTTCATGACCTCATGCATTCGGCTGAATGCTGCGATCAGGAACGCAAGAAACTGTTCCTCCGGCATATCGTCGTTCTGGATCGTTAGTCCGTTGCTGCCTTCATATGCCACGTTGTATGGCGGATCCGTTACCACGAGGTCGGCCTGCTTGCCGTCCATGAGTGCTGCGATGTCCTGTTTCTCGGTGCTATCCCCACAGTAGAGGACATGCCTGCCGAGTAGCCAGCGGTCGCCGAGCTGTGAGAATGGCTCCGTGCCTTCCGGCGCTGCCTCCGGGGGATCGTCTTCCACGATCTCGCTCTGATCGTCGAACAGTTCGCTCATCTCGCTGACGTCGAAGCCGGTGAGGGTGGCATCGAAGCCGCTCTCATCCAGATCACGCAGCAATGCAGTCAGGAGCGGAACGTCCCACGCGCCGCTGATTTTATTCAGCGCTACGTTCAGGGCTTTTTCCTTCTGTTCGTCGATGTCGAGCACGACGCAGTCCACCTCGGTGTAGCCGAGGTGCAGCAGCACCTTGAGCCGCTGATGCCCGCCGATGACCACACCAGTTCGCTTGTTCCAGATGATCGGCTCCACGTAACCGAACTCGGTTATGCTGCGCTTCAACTTCTCGAACTCAGGGTCACCGGGCTGCAGGTCTTTTCTGGGATTGTACTTCGCGGGGAGCAGTTTCTCCACGCTGATCTTTTCAATGTTCATACCAAACCCCATTCTGCGAACTTCTCAAATCCGCCGATCCTGCGGATGTAGTCGCGGGCGATGCGGACAATCTCGGCATAGGGTCTGCCGTCCACGGTATCGTCGCCGATCGCACAGCAGAGCTCGACCGGTACTTCGTCCCGCTGGGCTTTGAGCCATGCGTAGATGTTCACGCTGACATCTGCCT